GATGCTATGGTGAAGTGTGGCTATAAGGCTGAGTATGCTGCTCCTGACATGAGTGGCAAACCTTGGTACATTGCACTAACGGATATGACGCAACCTGTCCACACGTATGACACTACACGTATTAAATATTGTGTGCACTCGATGGTAAGTGAGATTCTAGGTAAAATTAATCCCGAGGAACTTATGGTTTTGAAACCATACACGCAAGATGTGGCTCTCAATGGAGTGGATGGTGTGGCATTTGTGGATCGCATTAATTGTAACACAAGTGCTGGAAATCCTTATAAGAAATCCAAAAATCACTTCATTAACTTCGATGAGAATCGAAAGATCGTCAGTTTAGACCCAGAGATCCAAGAAAGAATTGAATCTATACATACAGCATACAAAGCTGGTAAAAGATTTCATCCCCAATTCTGTGGACACCTTAAGGACGAGCCTACTGCACTCAAAAAGATTAAAGTCAGCAAAACGCGCTTGTTTACAGGTGCTGAGTTCGCTTGGTCGGTTGTTGTTCGACAGTATTTTCTACCGCATATTAGACTGATCCAAAACAATCCCCATGTTTTTGAAGCTATGCCTGGAGTGGTGGCCCAATCTACTGAATGGCAAGATCTGTACGAAAAATTGTGTAGGCACGGTAAAAACAGAATTATTGCTGGAGATTATGCTAAGTTTGATAAGAAGATGGCAGCCCCATTTATTTTGGCGGCCTTCGATATCCTTATCTCCATAAGCAAGAAAGCTGGATGGTCAAAAGAAGATCTGATGTACTTACGGTGTATAGCCCATGACACGGCTTTCCCTGTAGTGGATATTAAAGGGGAACTGATCGAGATTCAGGGTAATCCATCTGGGCACCCACTCACGGTCATTATCAACTGCTTGGTAAATAGTTTGTACATGCGTTATGCGTTTTCAAAGGTGGAGAGTGACATCCCACTAAACCAATTTCAACAATATGTGGAATTGAAAACGTATGGTGACGACAACGTTATGGGTGTTTCTCCTTTGTGTCAACGATTTAATCACACCAACATTAGTGTTGTTCTCAAAACCATTGGTGTGGTATACACGATGGCAGAGAAGGAGGCCGAAAGTGTTCCTTTCATTCACGTTGATGACGCATCCTTCCTAAAGCGTAAATTCCGTTTCGATGCAGACATTGGTGCTATTGTGGCACCTCTTGATCCAGCATCGTTTGATAAAATGCTCACGAGTTATGCTGACAATGGTGTTATTTCACCTCAAGCTCATGCTATTTGTGTCATGGAAACCGCATTGCGTGAATACTTCTTTTATGGGAGATTGATGTTTGAGATTAAGCGCGATATGATGTGGCGAGTTGTGCAAGACATGAATTTGGCAGGATATCTTCAGGATCCTGAGGGTTTTC